AACAATTATCGTGGGTTATTTATGGTAGAAAAGTTAAAGACAAAACGGATTGGGTTACAGCCATTGACCCATACATGACAGGCTCGGATTTTAAACAAGCTCTCTCACGACATACAGAGAGATTATACAGAACCGAATCAAAGCAATGCTCTACGTGCAACGGCTATGGCAGGATTCGTAAGACTAAGAAAGATGGCACACCCTTTGCTAAAGAGACACGATGTGTTGATTGTGATGCCAAGGGATATTTATATATACCTACAGAGAAACGTGCAGGATTTTGTTTTGTGCCACCATCACCAAAGTGGGCATCAGCTAACGGCTTTACAACAAACAAGATGAATTTACAAATGCTTGAGAGTACAGCTAAGAACAAAGGCATGGAAGAAGCAGAGCGTTTTTTACGTAATGTGCGTAGGCTGTCTGCTGTGGAAACGTACCTATCTTCTTTTATTGATGGTATATACACACATGTAAAAGCAGATGACAGACTGCACGTTAGATTACTACAGCATCGTACATCTACAGGTAGGCTATCTGGTGCAGACCCAAACATGCAGAACATGCCCAGAGGTGGTACATTTCCTGTGAAGAAAGTTTTTATATCTCGTTGGAACAGCCCTGAGTTTGGTATGAAAGGGTATATACTTGAAGCTGACTTTGCACAGCTAGAGTTTAGAGCTGCAGCATTTTTGTCACAGGACAAGGTTGCTATGGAAGAAGTATCTACAGGCTTTGATGTTCATGCCTACACTGCTAAGATTATATCCGATGCAGGACAGCCTACTTCTAGACAAGAAGCAAAGGCACACACGTTTGCACCGCTGTATGGTGCAAGCGGATTTGGTAGAACAAAAGCTGAAGCTAGTTACTACGAACATTTTATACAAAAGTATAAAGGCATATCCAATTGGCATAAGACTTTGGCTAGAGATGCCTTAGATAAACAAAAGATTGCTACACCATCTGGTAGAGAGTTTTCTTTCCCCGATGTGCAACGTAATAGGAGTGGCAGAATAAGTCACTTTACACAGATAAAGAATTATCCTGTGCAGTCGTTTGCTACAGCAGACATAGTGCCACTGGCACTGCTACACATTGATAATCTTTTAGAGCCGATGCGGTCTTGTATAGTCAATACAGTACACGATAGTATTGTTATTGACGTGCATCCACATGAAAAAGATGGGGTGATTGATGTCATAAATAGGACTAATAGAGAGCTATCGTCTTTGATATCAAAGCGTTGGGGTATAACCTTCAACGTACCCTTATTATTGGAAGCAAAAATAGGTCACAATTGGCTTGACACTAAAGATGTTATATGATATAACTATGTCTCATTTGTTAAAGGAGAAACATATATGACAGAACTAACAACAATAGACCCGAACAACTATGGCGCAATGGCAAAGGCTATGGGCATAGCTAATGAAGCACCTGCTAAAGCTAAAAGCAGTTCATTAGCTAGGCTACGCATTAATCATTCGCCAATCATGGGTACAGCAGAAGTTAAAGGAAAGAGTGTAAACGTAGAGACTGTTAGCGGTGGTACATACAAACTGGAGATTCCAGATGGTGATACTTATTATGCTAACTCTGTTAAGATTAGACCACACATGCAAAGGTTTATGTACAAGCGATTTGTAATGGGTGGTGCTAATGCGCCTAACAGATATATTAAAACTGTTATGTCGGATAATCTTAATGTAGATTTAAAGGACAACGATGGTGGATTTAACTGTGGTAAACCTGCAGGTTACATACAGGACTTTAAATCATTGCCAGAGAAAACTCAGGACTTAATCAAGCAGATTAAAAGAGTGCGAGTTCTTTTTGGTACAGTAGAATTGGTGCATCCTGTAGATGCAACTGGTGCGGAAGTGACTGTTGACCCCATGCCTTTTATATGGGAGATAGATAACAGAGATGCCTTCAAAATTGTGGGCGAGCCTTTCGCTAACCTAGCAAAGCTACAGAGATTACCAGTACATCATATGATTACAGCTACGACTGATGAGAAAAAGTTACCAAATGGTAATAGCTTCTTCATTCCTGTTGTGTCTCTTGATGTTTCTAAAACTTTGGAAGTTACTTCAGATGACCAGAGTATGTTTGGCGATTTCCTAGCATGGTTGGATAACTACAATCAGTACATTATGAATCTATGGTCAGAGAAGGCTAACTCTAAAATGGAAGATGATGATATTGATGTTGTTGATAATCTAGTTGACATTGAAGTTGAAGAGGAAGTAGCCTAATGAATCATCCTGCTGAACTAGCGTTGCATCAATATCTTGATGATGCTGTCAAGGGCAAGACTGCTATGTCTAAGACAACTATACAACAAGTGGCTACTGATGTAGCTGAAGCCATGCAACGTCAGTTTGGCGGGGAGAAAAAGCGTAAAGACTTTCGGTTACGCATGTCGAATGTGGGGAGACCAACTTGTCAGCTATGGTATGACAAGAACAAACCTGAGAAAGCTCTGCCATTTCCTACTACGTTCATTATGAATATGATGCTAGGAGATATAGTGGAAGCGGTATTCAAAGGTCTGATGACTGAAGCAGGCATACAGTACGAAGATTCTAAGGAAGTTTCTTTGGATGTAGGTGACTCTAAAGTATCTGGCACATATGATATAGTTGTCAATGATGCGGTAGATGATATTAAGTCTGCTTCAGATTGGTCTTACAGAAATAAGTTTGAGTCCTATGACAAACTTGCGGAGTCAGATGGATTTGGCTACATTGGACAGTTAGCAGGTTATGCCAAAGCATCTGGTAAAAGAGCAGGTGGTTGGTGGGTTGTAAATAAGGCTAATGGACAATTCAAGTATGTGCCTGCTAGTGGTTTAGATATGGATAAAGAAGTAAAGAAGATATCTAATACTGTGGATGTTGTAAAGGCTAATAAGTTTAAGCGTTGCTTTGAAGCTGAAGATGAAACATTTAGGGGTAAGCCTACAGGTAATAAGATACTGAACACGAACTGTAAGTTCTGCTCGTACCGATTTGATTGTTGGTCAAACCTTGTGGAAAGACCTGCTGTCAAGTCCCAAGCCAAGCAACCTAGAATGGTTGCGTATGTAGAATTAAACGAGGAGTATGGTTATAAATAGATTTGCACAATTTGCGACAGCACGAAAGTATGGCTATCGTAGCGGTCTGGAAATAAAAATCTCTGACTTGCTGAAGGAACAACGTGTTAAGTTTAAGTACGAGCCTTTCAAGATAGAGTGGGAAGATTTAGCCTACCGCACATATACACCTGACTTTGTATTGTTTAATGGTCTAATAATAGAAACTAAAGGACAGTTCACAGCATCAGATAGAAGAAAACATCTTGCCATCAAGAAGCAACACCCTAAATTAGATATACGTTTTGTGTTTGAGAATAGCAGACGTAAACTTAGGAAAGGTGCAAAGTCTACATACGGTGAATGGTGTGAAAGATACGACTTTATTTACTATGACAGGATTATTCCTGAAGCATGGATAAAAGAAAAAGGCAAAGACAAGTACCCAAGTTTTATAAAGTTTAATGGATATAAAAGGAAAGCATATGGACATAGCAAATAAGATAGATAAGAATGATTTTATAATAAGAGTTCGTCCAAATAAAAGTAAGAGTAATGGTGCGTGGTCGGGTAGTGCAGATATAGTAGTCATCACATCAGAAGACAATAACCTGCCAGACAATGAATGGAGTGAGCTTATGCAGTTTAGTAAAATGATGTGTGCTTCTGTGCCTATCATAGAAGAAGTAGAAACATTTAGAAATCTATTGCATGATTATCTTAATCGTTCTAATGATGAGCAACAAGATTTATTTATTGACAAAGAACAAGATAGTAATATAATACACTTGAAATTTATGAATGGGGCAAAGCGTGATGAAGAACAAGACTGACATGGTTAATAGTCCACCACACTACCTAAAAGGTGGAGTAGAGTGTATAGATATGATACGAGCAGCTTTAGATGAAGCTGAGTTCAGAGGTT